ATATTTCTGCCGAGTCTGATTATGGATTTACAGTAGATATTAATTCTGATTCAACAACATTTTAATATAGAGAATTCATAATGGCAAAAATTTCATCAAAAATTGAATTTAAAGTTGTTCATAAACATAGAACAAGCATTGGCAACAGCGCACAATCTCGTCCAAAAAATAAACGCAAGAGAGCATCTTTTAAGAGGTATCGTGGACAGGGTAAATGAAAACACAACTTGAAAAGAACATGGAAGAACTTTTTGATATTGATCCGAATACAAAACCTATTATTGAAGTGATTGATGAATCAAAAGTAACTCCTGTTGATACAAAACCAGCACTCAACACTGAAAATGATATTGACAGTGATTATAAGTATGCTAGAGAGAATCTTAGAAATATTATTGACTCAGCACAAAGTTCTATCGAAGACTTAGCCTCAATTGCTTCTACTTCTGAATCACCAAGAGCATATGAAGTGTTATCTACATTGATGAAAACAATGGTAGAAGCGAATAAGGATCTGTTAGAAATTCAGAAGAAAGTTAAAGCACTGAAAGAAGAAACACCATCACAACCACAGAATGTTACGAATGCTTTGTTTGTTGGTAGTACAAGTGAATTAACAAAACTTATCAAACAACAAAGTGAATAGAAATATTCATAAAAGCGCTACAAGCACTATTATAACTTAGTTTTTAAAAATGTCAATAGAAAATGTGAAATAAATGCCTTCTGATCTCTATTTAAATAATCCACTTCTAAAAAAAGCATATGTTCCTATGGAGTATACCGAGGAGCAAGTACAGGAAGTGATTAAGTGTTCTAAAGACATTAATTATTTTATTAGAACATATACAAAGATTATCAATCTTGATCGTGGATTAATTACATTTGATATGTATCCATTTCAAGAGCAGATGGCAAGTACGATTGTCGATAATCGTTTTTCTATTATTAAAACATGCCGACAAGCTGGCAAAACAACAACATCTGCCGTTGTTATTCTTTGGCATATTATCTTCAATGAAAGTTATACTGTAGCAATCCTTGCTAATAAACTTTCCACTGCTCGTGAGATTCTTTCTCGCGTTCAACGAGCATATGAAAATCTTCCAAAGTGGCTTCAGCAAGGTGTAGTTACATGGAACAAAACAAACATTGAACTTGAGAACGGCAGTCAGATTATTGCTGCTTCTACTGCTTCATCTGCTATTCGTGGTTTCTCTTGCGTCACCGGAAATACTTTTATTACTATTTGCGATGATGATGAAAATATTTACCATACAAAAATCAATAATCTTATAAATAAAAATAGCAAACTCGTCAAAGTAAAGAGAAATAAAATGCTATATTGTGTTTATAAGATTACTAATAAAGTTAATCAGAAAATATATGTTGGATTTCATAAAACTGATAATTTAGATGATGGATATATGGGTTCTGGTAAATTAATTAAACGAGCAATAAAAAAATACGGAATTGATAACTTCAAAAAAGAAATTTTAAAGGTATTTGATAACAAGGAAGATGCAGAAAAATATGAGGCTGAAATTGTAAATAAAGATTTTACGTTAAGAGAAGATACTTATAATGTTGCAATTGGTGGCAACGTGAGAATCATGCATGGTCGAAACAATGGTTTTTATAATAAAAATCACACCGATGAAACAAAAAAACATCTTAGTATAAAGAAAACTGGAATTCCAAATCCAAACGCACATAAAATAGTATTAGAAAACAACGATGTTGTTAATTATGATGAAGCTGCCAAAAAATTAAATATAACAAAAAACGTAAAGAACAATATTAGATATATGTGTGGTGATCCATCAGTAAAAATACACTTTGAAAATGATAGATTACAACATGCTGCTGAAAAATATTTTATTAGAAAAAATGAACAAATAAAATCGAATAAAATAAGATTGTCTATTGAAGCATCTAAACGATTTAAAAATGTTCCTAAATCTAAAGAGCATGCTGAGAAAATTTCTATCAAGCTAAAAGGAATTAAAAGAGAAAATCCACAAAATAAATGTCCAGAAAAAATTAGAAAAACAGCAGAAAAACATAGAGGAATGAAAAGAAGCGATCAGGCATGTAAAAATATTTCTCTATCAAAAAAAGGAAAACAACCACACAATAAAAGCAAAAAATATTGTTATAATCCAAAAACACTAGAAAAAAAACTCTGTTTTGAAAATGAAATTCCAGAAGGATGGGAGAGAGGATTTGCAAGTTCTTACAAAAAAAGGATTTAAATCTTTTGATGGTATCATTAATCAGGGTATCCAGAGTAATTTGATAGAAATAATCTTTCACGATGAATCTAGTATTTCTTGTACATATGATCATGAGTTTTTTAATGGTGAAGAATTTTTACCTGCGTGTTTTTTTGAAATAGGTGAATATATTGATAATAAAAAAATAGTTGAAATAAACGAACATGACGATGAAGAAGTTTATGATCTTTATAATGTAGAAGATACACATTCATATACTACAAACGGTGTTGAATCTCATAACTGCAACTTCCTATATCTTGATGAATTTGCATTCGTACCAAGAAACATACAAGATGATTTCTTTACGTCAGTTTATCCTACAATCATCTCTGGTACAACTACCAAAGTGGTAATCACTTCAACTCCAAATGGTTTTGATTTATTTTATAAAATATGGACTGATAGTGTAGAAGAACGGAATGAATATGCAAACTTCTCTGTTAACTGGTGGGATGTTCCCGGTCGTGACGAGGAGTGGAAAGAAAAAACGATTGCGAATACAAGTGAAGATCAATTCCGACAAGAATTTGAAGCAGAGTTTATTGGTTCATCAAACACTCTAATCTCACCGAACAATTTACGTATATTGAGTTTCCGTAATCCTCAATATACAAACTATGAAGGTAAGTTAAGAATATATAAGGAACCAGTGAAAGATCATAATTATTTCTGTACGGTAGATACTTCAAGAGGTTCTGGCATCGATGCTTCTGCTTTTACGATTGTTGATGTAAGTATAATGCCGTATGAGGTTGTTGCTTGTTATGCAGACAATCTAATTCCACCTCTACTATATCCTGAAATTATATATAATGTAGTTAAGTCATATAACAATGCATCTGTTCTTGTTGAGATTAATGATAATGGTCAGCAGATTGCAGACATTCTGCATTACGATTTAGAATATGAAAATGTTATCTTTACAGCAGTCAAAGGTCGTGCTGGGCAGGTAATCGGTGGTGGATTCTCTTCTAATATTCAGAAAGGTGTGAGAACCACAAAGACTGTAAAAGCGAATGGTTGTGCTAACATTAAAACGATGATTGAGAAAGATAAGATTCTTCTCAATGATTATCAAGTGATAAATGAGTTTTCTACTTTTGTTCAAAAAGGAACATCATATCAAGCCGATGATGGAGCACACGATGATCTTGTAATGTGTCTTGTATTATTTGCTTGGGCAACGAATCAATCATTCTTTAAAGATTTAACCGATACAGATTTTCGTAAACAACTTCTTGAAAATAAATCACAGTTGATTACTGATGATGTATTACCGTTTGGTTTTATTGACGATGGTACTTATGAAAACGAAAATATAATAAATATTCAAGATACTCCTACCGATAACTGGAACGGATTTGATACAACTAACAAATGGAGTTGGTAAAGTCAAATATCTGTTTTTATAAATAATATTGAAATCTAACTTGATTTATTGAGTTATAGTAAGGAGAATGACACATGCCTTTTCAAGTATCACCGGGCGTTAATGTTACAGAGATCGATCTTACTACAGTCATTCCTGCTGTATCAACAACTGAAGGCGCCATTGCTGGGCGTTTTCATTGGGGACCAGTTGGAAAGCGTGTACTAGTATCTTCTGAAGACATTTTAGCCTCTCAATTTGGTGAACCAGATTCTGATAATTTTCAAGAATGGTTCACATCCGCTAACTTTTTATCGTATGGTAATGCTTTATACGTATCACGTGTACTTAACAGTGCCAACAATGCAACTACATCTGGCAACACTTCAATTCTAGTTAAGAACGATGATGATTATGAAAATAACTATTCAACTGGTATTACTGGTGGCGGCGATTTCGTTGCTAAGTATCCAGGTGCTCTTGGTAACTCACTTAAAGTTTCTGTTTGCCAAAGCGCAAATGCTTACACTCAAGCAGTTTCTGCTAACCTAGCGTTCCAAGCAGGTAACACAACTGTTCTTACTCATGGTGTTGCAACTGCAACAGCAATCGACGTTTCTGGTTCTGTTGTTCCTGGCGACGTTCTATTCCTTCAGTCATCTGGTGTGAATTTGGGGGATGGTATTAAAGTTTCTTCTGTAAATGGAACATCAATTACTCTTAGCATTGCTCCAACACAAACACAACTCGGTACAACAGATAATACTACATACGCTTTTGCTAATACAGAAGTAAAATCAGCCGAGCGCCGTTGGGAATACTACAATCTATTTGATTCAGCTCCAGGTACATCTGCTGACGCTACTCGTGTTGGTGGTTCTGGTGACGAACTTCATATCGCTGTTGTCGATGAAGACGGTGATATCACGGGCGTTAAAGGTCAGGTTGTAGAACGTTGGTCTGGTCTATCACGTGCTGTTGGTGCTCGTACCACAGACGGTGCTTCTAACTACTACAAAGAAGTCATTAACAATCAATCTTCTTGGTTGTGGTGGGCTTCTCATGTAGATAATATGGCATCTGCTGGTGCTGCTCTATCATCAACATTCACGAATAGTGATGATAAACCAACAACTGCTTCACTATCTGGTGGAAGTAATGGCACAACACCAACCAATGCTCAGTTGATTGATGGTTACAATCTATTCCAATCCGCTGAAGATGTTGATGTTTCCTTCATTCTAGGTGCTAATGCAAATCAAACGATTGCTACACACCTCATCAATAACATCTGCGAAACACGTCTTGACTGTATCGCTGTTCTTTCACCAGAGTCTGCTGATGTTGTAAACAACTCTTCATACGCTGGTAAAGAAGCAGAAGATGCAATCGAATATCGTAACACACTACCATCAACTTCTTATGCTACCCTTGATGGTTCATGGAAGTATCAATATGATAAGTATAACGATGTTTATCGCTATGTTCCAATGAACGGTGATGTTGCTGGTCTCATGGTTCGCACAGATACGACTCGTGATCCATGGTTCTCACCTGCTGGTTTCAATCGTGGTAACATTAAGAACGTTGTAAAACTTTCTTATAATCCTAAAAAAGCAGATCGTGATCAACTCTATAAGAACGGTATCAACCCAGTTGTTTCGTTCCCAGGTCAAGGTACTGTTCTCTTCGGTGACAAAACTCTACTTACTAAACCAAGCGCATTTGATCGTATCAATGTTCGTCGGTTGTTTATCGTTCTTGAAAAAGCAATTTCTACCGCTGCTAAGTTTAGCCTCTTCGAGTTTAACGATGCGTTCACTCGGTCACAGTTCCGTAATCTAGTTGAACCATTCCTAAGAGATGTACAGGGTCGTCGTGGTATCTATGACTTCCGTGTTGTTTGCGACGAAACAAACAATACAGGAGAAGTTATTGACCGCAATGAGTTTGTTGGTGATATTTACATTAAACCTGCTCGTTCGATTAACTTCATTCAGTTGAACTTCGTTGCAGTTCGTACTGGTGTCGATTTCGAAGAAGTAATCGGTCAGTTCTAATATAAATAAATAAAAGGATATTAGGAGAATAAAATGGCATTTAATATCAATGAATTTCAAGGAGCTATGACAGGTGGCGGTGCTCGCCCATCACTCTTTGAAGTTACGATGACGAATCCTTTTAATAGTGCTGCTGATGAAAAGTTTAGGTTTATGTGCCGCGCGGCTCAGATTCCTGCAACTTCAATTGCTTCGATTGCAGTTCCATACTTTGGTCGCCCAGTTAAGTTTGCTGGCAACCGAACATATGAAGATTGGACAGTTACCATCATTAACGATGAAGACTTTTCAATTCGTTCAGGTATGGAAGAGTGGGCGCAGAACATCAATAGTACTCAAGGAAACCTACGTTTAACTGGTGCAAATCCTGAAGCCTATAAGTCTCAGGCTCAGGTAATTCACTATGGTAAACAAGGTAACATCTTACGAGAATACAAGTTTGTTGGACTATTCCCAACAAATATTGCTGCTATCGAACTTGATTGGACAAATGCAGACGCTATCGAAGAATATCAAGTAACACTAACTTATGATTATTTCACAGTTGATGTTGCAAGTTCTTTCGGCGCTGCCATCAATCTATAATAATAGTTATTCTATCGAGAAAAGGGAGCTTTGGCTCCCTTTTTTTGTGTCTTCTATTATTATAAATAATCAAAATCACTTAAACATAGGATAAAGATTAATATGGAACTTTTTGGATTTACTATCGCTCGTCAACAAGAAAAGAAGGAGCAAGAACAGATTCCTTCTATTGTTGCTCCTACTTCAGAAGATGGTTCTATCGAACTTGCTCCGGGTGGTGCATATGGAACTTATGTTGATTTAGAAGGTAAAGCAAAGAACGAGGGTCAACTTGTTTCTAAGTACCGCGAAATTTCAACTCAACCTGAATGTGATGCTGCTGTTCAAGATATTGTCAACGAAGCGATTGTTATCGATAATCATGAAGGTCCAGTAGAGATTAATCTTGACAAAGTGGAATATCCAGAATCTTTAAAGAAAAAAATTCGATCTGGTTTTGAAGACATTATTCGAATGCTTGATATACAGAATAATGGTCATGATATTTTCCGCAAGTGGTATGTTGATGGTCGGTTGTATTATAATATTGTAATCGATGAAAAGAATCCTCGGCAGGGCATTAAAGATTTACGATACATCGATCCACGTAAGATTCGTAAAATCAAAGAACCGATTAAAGAAAAAGATAAGAGAACAGGCGCGACTCTTTATAAAGGTATGAACGAATACTATCTTTATAGTCCAACTGGCGTTGGTGCACAGTCAGCTACAAATCAAGCGCAAGGTATTAAGATTGCAAAAGATTCTATCTGTTACGTTCATTCAGGTTTGTTAAGCCCAAACAACGGAATGGTTTATTCACATCTTCATAAATCAATCAAACCACTCAATCAACTTCGTATGCTTGAAGATGCTGTAGTAATTTACCGTCTTGCTCGTGCGCCTGAACGTCGTATTTTTTATATCGACGTTGGTAACCTTCCTAAGATGAAAGCTGAACAATATCTTCGTGATATGATGGCAAAGCATAAGAATAAACTTGTCTATGACGCAAGTACAGGTGAAGTACGGGATGATCGTAAGTTTATGACGATGCTTGAAGACTTCTGGCTTCCAAGACGTGAAGGTGGTCGTGGTACAGAAATCACAACACTTCCTGGTGGTCAAAATCTTGGCGAAATGGAAGATGTTGATTATTTCCGTCGTAAACTTTACAAGTCATTAAACGTTCCCATCACTCGTATGGAGGCTGAATCTCAGTTCAATCTTGGTCGTGCTTCTGAAATCACTCGCGACGAAATAAAGTTTCATAAGTTCGTTGAAAGACTTCGTGTGAGATTTTCTATTCTTTTTGATGAGTTACTTGAGATTCATTTAGCACTCAAGGGTATTACTACTCGTAAAGAGTGGAAAGAAATTAAAGAAAATATATATTATAACTTTATGGAAGACAATCACTTTACAGAACTTAAAGAATCAGAGATGATGACTGAGCGTCTTCGTATTTTGGCTGATGTCGATCAATATGTCGGTAAGTATTTCTCTGAAGAATGGATTCGTAAGAATGTTCTTCGTATGTCTGAAGAAGATATTCAAAATATCGAAAAGCAGATTAAGAAAGAAAGTTCTGACGAAGATATGGAAGATGATGATCAAGATCAAGAACCACAACAACCAGAACAACCCGCTACTCAACAACAAGCACAACCCGAAGAAGAGTTTATTCCAAACAAAGATTTATCTGACGAAGAAAAGAAACTCGTAGAGAGTATGACTAAATTTATGGATTCTATGGTTCCTGAAAAGGAATAGATTATGAAACAAAGTATTGAGAATGCGAAACTCCTCAGTACGATACTTGCTGTAATTAAAAAGCAAGGTATTGACATTAAAGAGGAGTTGACAGAAGAAATTCTTGCTTCGATTGAGACTATTACTGGTCCACAGGGTGAGAAAGGTGATCGTGGGGAACCTGGATTGATTGGCGAACAAGGTCCAATCGGTCCACAGGGTCCACAAGGTATACAAGGTGAAAATGGTGAGAAGGGAGACAAAGGTGATAAAGGTAACTCCGGTGATGCCGGTCCAGTTGGTGAACAAGGACCGCAAGGAGAGAAGGGTGATACAGGTCCTAAAGGTGAAAAAGGCAGTCCAGGAATACGAGGACCGCAGGGATTTAAAGGTGAACGAGGAGAACAAGGAGAGAGGGGTGATACTGGACCTC